CCTTCAGAAATATATTTTAATTTAATATCTTGTTGTTTCTTTTCTTTCGCAATACGGCGAAGGAAAGCATAATAAATAATTTGAGTGAAATAAGCAAATGCATTTGGATTACCTGATCGAGTCGCAGCTTCAATATTATAATTCTCAATTGCTTTCAGACAATTTTCTACGCCATCCATTACCATCTCTTCGCGATATGTATATCTTGCAAAGTTTGAAGCTGTCGATAAACGTTCCGCTATTTTCATAAAGCATGAAGCAATATAATCTGTAACAGGAGGTAAATCTTCTTTATTATTTCTTTTTTCTTGAAGAACTTTTACATATTCAACAACTGCAAGAGAGAATTCTTTATTGTTTACGTAATGAGGCTTTTGCTTTTTATCTTTTGTCATATTACTTTCACATTTGTATTATTAATTAATGATACCATTATATTCTATATTTCAGCATATGTAAATAGAGATTTAAAAAATTATTTTGTTTTTTTGGTAGAAAACTGTTTACATAGATTAAGTAAAATGGTATAATAAGGTTATACCTTAAAGCAAGCACTAATGTTTCGTCGGTGGGGTGGAGAATGGAACAATATTATCATCTTCATCCAATAATATTCTACTTTTCTGTTTACGATATTCTTTCATTTCTTGCTCCATTTCAGCTTTGATATCATCTTGCTGCATTTGTAATTCCGTTAGATTCACGCGGTAGGACAATGTCATTTCATCTGAGACTGGACCATCAATTGAAATTGATTTACGATATATTTTTCTTTCTAATGTAGTACTATCGCCAACGACATAAGGAACAAAAACAATCGTTTGATTTGTTAATGGTAATTTGTATGGAATAAAATTAGGATAGTCTTGCGTCATATCGATATCCGGAAGTGATACAACTAAGAATAGATTTTTTACCTTAACGAACAATTCGTCCTCGTCCTCGCAAACTTCCCCGATTGCATTGAATTCCCCGTCTAATATAAACTGTCTTAACTCATACATCATACTTTCCTTTATATGTTAATACTATATATCTTGTATTTAAACTGCTCATGATCGTATATTTTAATTCTTTCGTCAGAATGTTTAAGTAAGTAATTTTGTTTTTTGCGCCAATGTAAATCATCGGCAATATCATAAAGTTTTGTTTCTTGCCCGTTTTCTGCTATTCTGAGTCCGCGGCCGATTGATTGCAATACTCGTATTGGACTTTTACTCGGTGAAGTAAAGATGACATTATGTAGATTTTTAATATTAATACCAGTCGAAAAGACGCCAAACGAGGCACAAATAATAGCATCTTTTTCATTCTCGACAATTTTACGTATTGTTTCACGATCATTTGAATCAGTCGCGCCTGATACAAAATAAACTTTGCGGCCTTCTTTTGCTTTGTCTTCAATCAACTTAAATAGTTTTTTACCATGCTTTTCAACAAATTGAAACAATAATAATGTATTACCTTTTTGATCGATGGTTAGATTTGTAATAAAGTTATTTCGCTTTTCATTCGTAATGACATAATCAAGCTCTTGCTGATACGTAAGGCCCTTTGCCATTCTACGAACTTCTTCAGAATATATTAACTTTAATACGGAAATACTAAGAGGAGCTAATGTTTTTTGTTCTTGCAATTTTTGCGTTGTCGTTACTTTATATATTGGACCAAAATGCCCTTGCAATGTTAACTCGTGAACAAGTTTTCCATCAAGAGTTCCTGTCGTACCAAATCGATATCCAGCCTCGGTTGCTTTATCCATAATTGTAACAAGCGATTTTGATTTGAATCCATGTACTTCATCACCAAAGACTACGCCAAATTGCTGAAACCATTTCTTTGGCAGTTTGTATATACTTTGCCATGTACTCACAACGATTGGCTGTTTTGTATCTTTTTCTTTGCCTGAATATATTCGGTGAATTGCTTTTTCAGAGTCAAGTCCATAGTCTTCGAAGTCAGAATACATTTGCTGAACAAGGGAAGTAGTCGGAACAATAATCAATATTTTCTTTTTTTGTTTTGTTAGTAAATATCGCATTATAATATAAATGATCAATGACTTACCAGAACCGGTAGGCGAAAGCAATATTCTTCTACGATGTACTAATGCTTCGCAAACTGCTTTGAACTGATAATCACGACACTCAATTGGATTACCGCCTGCAGTCAAGTTAAGACCGTCAATAAATTCAGCTAGCTTTTCAATATCAAGAATGTCTTTATCGTATGGAGTTCCGTATTCGCTTGGTATTATATCAATGAAATAATTTCTTGATTTGCAGAAATACTTAAGTGAATCAAAAAGGCCAACCGGTAAATTTCTTCCTTGAGAGAAGAGTTTAATTTTCCCATCCCAAATTCCATTTTTATACGCTGGCATCCATTTGTAACCAGGCGCGAAGAATGAGAAATAATCAGATATTTCCATAGCGGTACCGTGATCACAGTCAACAAATAACTGACTATGAGATATTTTTTTTATCTTGATAGTTTCGAGATCTGGCATTACATTCCTGATTCAAATTTCTTATATTCGATTGCATTACGCAATGTTTGATGACGCCAAGTAATATTGTTTAATATTTCTTTAAGAGTCTCAAGCATATTTTTATAGTACTGTATTTTATCTTCGCTTTGGACTATCTCGTCATCACTCTCATAAAAATAATCCATGTCTCCCTTAAGAGGTTTCGACATACCGTCAAACGGATCATAAGCCCAACCACGTTTGTCTATATCTTCTTTTGGCATCTTACCGTTGTAATATAGCCATTTTGCTTTGAGGAGTTTCTTCTGATTATTTTCTTGCATACGTAAACGCAACTTGACTTCAGAATAAAGTCTTAGATATTTTGCGTGGAGAAGTGGAGTTTTTGTTGAAGCTTCTGATAAATCAGATCCAATACGTGAATCTTTATCCCAGTCATCAAGTATGGTATTCAAGTCATAAGTCGTCATAATTTACCTCATATTATAATATTATATAGAATTATCTATACAAGTACAAACTGATCAAACTGGAACGTAACACTAAAAGTAAGAAACTGTTCGTCAGTCGCAGATGTAAAATCAATACCACTCATATCAACTGGAAATGCTGATACATAACGTATTGCTTTTGTTTTATTGTTCATTGAATTAAGAACATTGATAGTAATGTCAGATACGCTTGGCGCTAACGTAGCATTTGATTCATTTGCAGTTGTATGTTTTTCTAAGTTACCAGTAATCCAATTGAAGATTTCTGTATAATCATTCATGTCTTCGTCAATGAGAGCGGTAATTCCTAATTGACCAAAATCCACTTTGTCCCCTGGCATATATACGTTTGCTCTTCTAAATGAAACTTCAGCAGGAGCTGAGCTAATACCTGGATGAGCAACCGATTGAGCAAAGAAAGTAATATTAGGATAATTCTTTCGTTCAATAATAACTTGAAACTGGCTCGGTTGTAAATAATTTTTATTTGTTGTAAGTGCCATAAGTATAACCTCTATTATATAGATCTATTTATACAAGTTTAGATACAAAAAAAGGGTGACCGAAGTCACCCTTAATATTATGATTAGTATTTAATACCTTAAAGCAATTAAGCTTGTAAAATATTGTCAACGCGGAAGATACGGAAGTATCCGTTAGTCTTCGCAGCTGCAAGACCGTTAGCAGGAGATGTTCCAACGAATGGGTTAGAAGCCATACCGTAACGAGTCTTAAAGCCAATCTTCGGTTGGAAGTCGTTTTCACCAACGGCGCGAACCATTGTTAGTGGAACGTATGGGCAATAGAAGAGACCAGCATCGTAGCTATTTGTACCTTTATAACCAACAGTTACATAATCGACTGTTGAATATGGATCTATATAAACCTTCGTACGACCATTAAGTGTACCAGCAAATGTATTACCTGTATCATCAACTTCAAGAGCAGTTGACATTGCAGGTGCATAATCAAGCATACCTGATGCAGAAAGAGCAGATGCAACGTCTGATGAACAGATGATCCAGTTACCTTTACCGCGACGAGTATCTTTTGCAATTTGGTTAGCTTCACGTTCGATTTGAACGATAAGACCTTTGAACTTCTCTACTGACCAACGACCATCAGCATCTGTTGACAAGTCAAAGATACCGTTGATTGCTGTATTTTCAGTAATAGCACCAGTTTTCGCTTGTGAGTTGATTGTACGAATTGTTTCGCGGTCAATCTCAGCAAGGATTTCTGTTGACAGAATGTTAGCAAGTTCTTGCTCAGCGTCAAGACCATGAATCGCTTTCAAGTCTTGTGCTAGTTCTAAGCTGTATTCAGCTTTAAGAGCACGAGTGTTTGCTGTCACTGTTGCTTTTTGGATTGTGAAACCCATTTCAGAGAAGACAGAACCACCTGCATTTGAACCAAGTGCTTCACCATCAGTTGTTGGCATACCAGCAGCAAAGTCAGGACCTGTACGATCGTTGTCTAAGCTTGAGTCACTGTTTGAGTCAGTAAGACCAGATAGACCTGATGGATCTTGAGTTTGAGTACCAGATGAATCGCCTGTATGCTGAGTGTTAGCTTCGTTGAATAGTGCTTCAGTTGAACCAGTTGTACCAGCGTCGTAACGTGAACGCATAGCAAAGATAAGACCAGTTGGTCCGCTCATTGGTTGTACTGATGCAACATCAAATGCCATCATGTTAGGCATTGCGCGACGAGCAAGAGCGATTAGGACAGGGTCCCAGTTAGCTGCAGAAGATGTAGTGTTAGCTACAGTTTCGTTTAGCTCACGTTGTTCTGCATTGGCACGTTCTTGGTTTTCAAGAATTGCTGCAACAGCTTTAACACGAGTTTGATCTTTGATCTTACCCGCAGACTCTTCGTTGAGGACAGGAGCCCATTTTTCAACTAGAGAGTGAGTTGTATTAATTTCAGTCATGTTTATAACCTTAACTTTCTGTTTTAATTACGTAACTTTTGAATGTATTGATCCATGTTAGTACCTGCAGATTCAACTACAACACCAACCTGAGTATCAACTTCTTCAGCGATTACTTTATCTTGTGGGAAATAAGATTCTTTCACTGTTTGCAATTTAGCAGAGAAAGATTCAATTGATTCGAATTCGATATTTTCGACTAGTGAATTAAACTTTTCGATTTCAGATTGAGCAAGACCTTCAGAATGTTCACGAATAACATCAGTACGTTCAAAATCGGAAATTTTATTATGCATTTCCATCATTTGTTCGATTTGACCATTCACTGTTTCTTCAAGTTCAGATACTTGCGCAGCCATATCATCGACAAGATCAATTTTTGAATCAGGTACATCAATATAAGATTCAACGAAAACTTGCTTAAGTTTTGTCATGAATTCTTCAGCAATTTCTGTACGTAGACCGTTAGTCACTTCGAGCTTATTCTCAGTCATGTAAGTATCTACTACATAGTTGAGGTAAGAATCAACTTTTTCAACAAGCTCTGATTTAAAACCAGATACTTCTTCAGCAAGTTCAACTTTATAATTCTCTTCGAGACGATCGATTTCGGTTTTTAGCTTAGTTTTTAAAGCAGTTTCAAAGATGATAGCAGTTTTGGCTTTGAATTCTTCTGATAAAGTGGCTTCATCATCGACGAGTTGAGTAAGTTCAGCGGAATGATCAAATGATTCTTCCATTTCTTCTTCTTC